AATCGATAGATTATTAAGATCTATATTAAGTATTTTATGGTAAATAGCCATTATGTTTAATGGTTATGATGGAGACCTTAAATTTCAAATCCACAGGGGAATAGGAGTGCTCATTGGCAACATTTGGCGTACGAACATTCCCAATTTAACATAACACATATAATGCGCACTGTAATAGTGGTTCCTGTGGACTTGCAATCACTAAAGCCAATCCGGCACAAACCATTGAAATGCTTGATAATCCAAGTCCGTTATACTTTTTTGCAATGCTTTCCCACATGCTTTTTATAGTTGGGTTTTCATTGCGATCAGCGTGACATCCTAGTAACGCAATCTCAGGGTCTATACCTGCGCCATGCGCAAGAAAAACTGCTTCTTCATCAGTAAGTTGCCTAACACCTTTACGGATTTTACTAATCTTCGGCGGGTCTAGATTCAAATCGTGCGCAACCTGCTTATCTTGTACGTAGTTTTTCGCCTTTTTGTAGGCGTTAATTAATTCTGCTGTGTACATAAGAACCTCCATTTCTTCTCATTGTAGCTACAAAGTTGCCATAAATCGCATCTTGCAGTTGCCATTTTTCGCAACTAGGATTGCCATAAATCGCAACTAATCACCACCTTGGAGCTGCACTCATGGAACGTAATAAACCACTTGAGCTTTTATGTATGTTTGCTGGGCTCATAGCTATTGCGTTTATCTTCTATGGCCGCGCGAATTTTGACGTTCCTGCTAGCTCTTACGCTCAAGTTCAACGTTGGATTGAAGAAAATCCATCCGCTACTCCAATGCTTAACGAGTTCATGAGCGACGGCAAGCTGACACAAAACGAATTTGATGATCTTCGCGTTTACATCAAAGACGCACCAAAGCGCGCTCTTCTTTCAAAATTGGTTGAGGCTCAGTAATCATGAACGAAGCTCAAATCATCTATTACGACTTGCTGCCTGACTACACGGTTTCTGTGTTGGTCAAAGGTTGCGACGAATGGGATTTGCTTAAATCCATGTCTCATCTTGAGTCTTGGGCTTCCTCTCAGTTTACTTCTTATGAGTTGGTGTCCATCACCAACACGACCGTTGAACAGCGTATCAATTTGGGGGTGTTCGATGACTACCGCAACTAACATCCTCAAAAAGTTCGATGAGCAAAGCGTTCATATTGATTACCTGTGTTTTACGTTTGCCGTGAAAGACTTACGTCATTGTCATGATGCGGTTCGTCGATTGCACAAGCATGAGGAATACAAAGGCTTTGCTAAATCTGGACTGTTACAGCGTCACTGTCGTGCACCTAAGTTCCCTGCTCCACCTGTGTTTAATCCGACGGTCGCTCAGACTTCCGACGAGATTGATACGTACAACAAAGCGTTTGATATCTGCTATCGCAATTACTTAGAAGATTGCTTGCGCATCTTTACCAATCAAGTGCTTGGTTTGTCGCTGTCTGCGCCTCGCGGTTTGGGTTTCCAGTTCTACACCGAATCCATGAAACTGACCTCGCCAGATGGTGAAGACTTCTGCGGCTTCGTTGGTATCGGCGGTAACAATGACACGGTGCATTTCCAAATCAACGGAACGGGATGCAAGCATGTATTTGCCCGTCGTCCTACGTGGTCGCTGCATGACTGGCTGACCAATGTACTTGGTGTGCAAACTCTGGCGCGTGTTGACTTGGCCTATGACGATTACGACGGCATTTTCGATTGCGAATACGCTTACAAGGCGTGGCGTGACGACTGTTTCCGCACCGCAGAACGTGGCCGTGGTCCTGTGCTTCATGAAGATATGACCATTGCCAGTATCGGCAAAGACGGCAAACCGATTTATACCAAAGAGCAATACTCGATTGGTTCGCGTACCTCGCGCATTTACTGGCGTATCTACAACAAGGCACTTGAGCAGAAGCTCGCAAACACGGGTCTTGTCTGGTACCGCTCTGAAGTTGAGCTTAAAAAATGGAATGTTGATGTGTTGCTGAATCCAGCTGGCGCGTATGCCGCGCTGAATGATTTCGCTGCCTCGATTTCTACCGCTAAGAAATTCAATACCAAACCTGTCCCGACGAAACGCGCGGCGTTAGACCTGTTGGCCTCTGCGCATTGGATGCGTCGCCAGTACGGGAAAATCCTTAATTCACTTATCGAGTTCCATGAGGGCGACATTGAAACCGTCGTCGGTTCCCTTGTCCGTGATGGAACGAAATTCACCTTCCCCGATACCTACGGCAAGTTGGTGACTCACATATTGGAGACTTAACAAATGGCTAAATCCGTTTTTGTACTTGGCATGGATATCACTTGGAACTCAGCACGTGGTGACAGTGCTCAACTGAACGTGTCGCGTCCTCTACGTGAAATCAACTCAGAGAAATTCAAACGCCGCACTATCGGTGAATCCGGTGATGTGAATCCACAGTGGGACCAACCGTTGATGATTGATCATCAATACGCCCTATTACTTGAGCGCACAGGTGCCCTCGTTCCTCGCCGTGAATACCAATTGCGTTTGGAGATTAACCCAGACGATCCATTGGCAGGTGCCATTGTGACAGAACTCATCCCTGTGGATGACGACATCAAGAAACATTTTGAAGCCTCGCTAAAGGCTAAATAAGGAATTTCGTTATGCCTGTGTGTGCTTTACCTAACGCGGACGGTTTTCTCGCTGTCGTTCCTGACATTGAAGCGGCTTCATGCCGTGGTTATGTCATGGTCACGGCTCAAGAATATGACACGTTAATGAGCTACACACAGCTGACTCCAGGAGAGATATCTCAAGCGTTCGGCTTGGGTTTCACCTTGGTGTTCGTTGGCGGATATCTCTCAACTTACGCCATCAAGATGGCAATACGTTTAATAAAACTACTTTGAGGAATCTGTTATGAAACGTCTAAACGCGCTTAAAAAGTTCGGTAAACAAGCGGTGGCAACCGTCACTGTTGCGGTGCTTTCTGTCCCTGCTATGGCGGCGGAAGGTGGTGCAGCTGACCCGTTCTCCGCTATCGACTTATCTGGTGTGGCAACCAAAATCGGCGCGGCAGGTCTGGTGATTGTCGGCATTACTATGGCTTACAAATCCATCACCCTTGCTAAGCGTGCTGTGAACAAGGCTTAAGTTTATGTTGGCCGTTCTCCACGATGTCCAACTCATCGTCTTTGTGCTTTTGGGTGGCATTGCCGGATACGTGGCCAGCCAAAACTTTAGAGGATAAGGGGGCTTCGGCTCCCTTTTTTATTGGTTTGTTGCGATGAATATTAGTCTCACTTTTCGTTACCTTATTTTTTTCTCTCTCTTATTTTTAGCCTGTCAATCTAGTGCTTTAGAAATGTATGCAAGTTCGGGAATGATGGGGTGCTATGAGAAAAGAGCTTGGAATAATCCCTCTTCTGTCCATGCATGCTTGTATGAGAATTACGGTGAAAACCTTTACGGTGGTGTGCATGATTGTTCTGTTGTGCTTTACGATACTGATTTAGGTTACAACCGATATGCTTCAAATTGTTATAACAATAAAGGCTACTACGAGACCTACGTTATATATGAGAAAGCGAGATGTCCATCTGGCGAGCGATTTAATAGCTCAACGATAGCCTGCGAGCCTAAATGTGACTATGGGACGAATCCCGATGGCACCTGTATGGACGCTTGCCAGTTCAAAAAATCCATTGATGAAATCAAATCACTTCAGTGGCTGGCTTATGTCTACGGTGAACAAGTGACAGGGTCATGTTATGGCGATTATGGCGCAACCCGTTGTGAACTAGAACGTATTCCTAGTGATACTACGCTGTGTACGGGGGTTGATTCCGGCCAATGGACGCAAAACACCATCTGTCATGGTAACTTTCAGTTCACAGGCAACCAGTGTGAAGGCGGTACACTCTTCTGGGGTAAAGATGGCCCTGACACCCCTATTATTCCTGATGACCCAATTCATGACCCTGACGACCCAACAGGTGACATCGAAGACCCTAGCGTATTACCTGATGGCTCAACCAATACGGTGAATCCACCGGATACCGACGGTGAGCCAGACGTGGAAGAGCCTGACACCGATGAATCGACAGACACGGCAGTTCTGAAAGCCATTACTGGGATGAATAAGGACGTCAACAAAGCGCTGAATGACATGAACATCGACATCAATCAAGCCAGTGCTGACGTTCAAAACCAAATCATTGCGCTGAACGCCTCGATGGTCACCAACACGCAAGCCATTCAAAAGCAGCAAATCAACGACAACAAGATTTACGAAAACACTAAGGCCCTTATCCAACAAGCGAATGCTGACATCACCACGGCCATGAACAAGAACACCAATGCCATTAATGGTGTGGGTGACGATGTAGAGAAAATTGCAGGGGCAATGGATGGTATCGCGGATGAAGTTTCCGGTATTTCTGACACCTTAGACGGCATCGCAAACACAGATACGTCTGGTGCAGGTACGGGTGGTACGTGTATCGAGTCCCAAAGTTGTACCGGATTTTATGAGTCGGGCTATCCCGATGGCTTAGGTGGTTTGGTGTCCGGTCAGTTAGATGATCTTAAACACAACACCATCGACAACTTTGTAAACTCGTTTGGTGACCTCGACTTATCCAGTGCCAAGCGCCCTTCTTTCGTGCTTCCTGTGCCGTTCTTCGGTGACTTCAGTTTTGAGGAGCAAATCAGCTTTGATTGGGTGTTCGGTTTTATTCGTGCGGTGCTCATCATGACGTCAGTGTTTGCAGCGCGTCGTATTATTTTTGGAGGTTAATATGGACTGGTTAGTCGATTTATTTAACAAGCTGTTGGTGTTCCTCTATCAGCTTTTAATCTCGCTGGTCAACATGCTCAAAGACCTGTTCTTTTGGGCGGTTGAGCAAATCATGGCAATGGTGAACCTGTTGCTCTCTGGTGTGTTCTCCCTATTCGCTCCGGTCGATATGAGCCAGTACATGACCAGTATTCCGCCTACTGTGGCTTGGGTTATGGCGGCGGTCGGTGTGCCTCAATGTCTGTCCATCATTCTGGCCGCTATTACGGTGCGTTTGATGCTGCAATTGATTCCGTTTACGAGGTTAGGCTCATGATATACGCCATAGCAGGAAGACCAGGAGGCGGTAAAACCTATGAGGCGGTTGCCTACCACATTATTCCGGCCATTAAGGATGGCCGTAAAGTCATCACCAATATCACCTTAAACATTGATTGGTTCGTTAAGGTGTTTGGTGAAGACGTTCGAGAACTCATCAAAATCGTGGATGGCCGTTTAACGGATTTTGGTTCAACCTCACGTCCGTTCAGTCAGATTGAAGACTACTCCGACGAATGGCGCAATGAAAAAGGACAAGGGCCACTTTATGTGGTCGATGAGGCGCACATGAGCTTGCCAAGTCGAGGCTTGGCCGCACCCATTCTAGAATGGTACTCAATACACCGTCACTACGGTGTCGATATCATCTTGCTCACACAGAACATCCGCAAAGTGCATCGAGACATTAAGGACATGATTGAAGTGACCTACCGATGCACAAAGAACACGGCCATGGGTTCAACCAGTTCTTACACCAAGAAAGTGCAAGATGGTTGTGCCGGTGAAGTGGTGAACACCTCTACCCGATTTTATAAGTCAGAATACTTCCCGTTCTATAAGAGTCATTCGCAATCCAACAAGCAAGTGCAGGAAGCCGAAGCAAAAGATATTCGCCCGTTCTGGAAGCGTTGGCCTGTCGTCGGAACGGTGGTGCTGTTATCGCTTGGGTTAGTTTTCAATATCTGGGCTTGGTGGCCGGAGCCAGAGCAACCACCCGACCCCGTTAAACCACCGCAACCAGTACAAACGCAGCTGCCTGATGGAACGCCAACGGTAGATACGGCAGAAACCAAAGCGAAGAAGAAAAAGAAAGCATCAGGGTTCGGGCCTTTGGAAGACTACGACTTCTATATCACCGGATACGCAAAGCAAATCGCCTACGCAAAACGGCTGAAGTATGCTGCCGAACTCGACCGTGACCTGACGTTCTACAAGATATACATCGATGTGTACGATGGTCGCGACAAGCTATTCAGTTTCGACCATCTGGACTTGGTAAAGATTGGGTATCAGTTCGAAGTGTTGAGCGACTGCGTATATCGAGTGACTTGGGAAGAAACAGAAAGGATCTTCACGTGCGGCCAAAGAGAAAAGCCATCAGACATATTGCAGCAAAACATGCCTGTCCATATCTAGACCGCTCGCCACAGCGTCGAAGCTAGCGCAGTCTGCGTAGACCGAGGAAGCGGAACATGTAGGGCACCAAACCTTGGCACTTCCACACCGAACTTAATCATGGGGCTCTATACGAGCCCTTTTTTATTACGTGCGCGGTATTGCGAGCATTTTGGGAGGGGCCCGCTTTGCGGGAGGGACCTAAAAGCGGAGCAAACCCCCGAATCTGTATTACGGGGGTAAATTCCACCTAGTAACTGATACTTGAACAAGATCAAAGATCTTAGTGTTTACTTATTCAGATCTTGACAGGTAGCACATTACCTTTAAATTGGTTTTAATCTCAGTTGCTTAGAAAACCATCCGAATAGATTTTATGGAAAATAATACCAAACAGGTTGTGGAAGATTCCTATACAACACATTTCGCTGAAGCTGAACGTTTTAGAGGCTCTATTGTTCAACAGCTTACAACAATGATAAATTCTAAGTCACTTCAATTGGCTGTACCGCTAGAGAGTAGAGTGAAAGATAAATCTTCAGTTCTTGAAAAACTCGAGCGAAAATCAAAAGAGATTAAAAGCGTTCTTGATTTGACTGACTTTGTAGGGATCAGAGCCATTTTGCTCTTCAAGAAAGATGTTGAAACAGTTTGCAATATGATTCAAGAAACATTTGAGATAATAGAATCGGAGGATACTAGTGGTAGGCTGAGTGACGATCAATTTGGCTATCAATCCAATCATTTTGTAGTGAAAATCCCCCGCTCCTGGTTAAACGTACCTACGATGTCAAACTTTGAATATTTTCAAGCTGAAATCCAGGTGCGGACTATGTCTCAACACATTTGGGCAACTGCTTCGCATAAGCTCCAATATAAAAAATCAAGCAACGTGCCAGCACCACTGAAGCGTACAATAAATAGGATATCCGCTTTATTAGAAACAGTGGACTTAGAATTTGAACGGGTTCTCCATGAGCGTGATGAATATATTTCTCATATTAATTTAGCTGAAGATAGTGAAGTTAATGACAACCTAAACATAGATGTATTTATTGCACTACTAGACGAATTAATGCCGCCAAAGAACAAATGGCCAGGACAGGAAGATTACTCAAAACTCTTAGATGAATACTTATTACATGGAATAGATACCAAAGAAAAGGTAAAACGTATCATAACAACCATGTTACCTAGAGTAATAAAAGAGGATTCAAGTAAAGTTAAAGACGAATTGAGAAGAGAAAGTGATGCAGATATACTTGAAAGGCTCAATCAGGGAGTATTCTATAAACATGTTGGATTAGCTCGAAGATGCCTACATCTCTCTTTTAGCTAGAGATAATCGTGTTGTTTGAAGGCTTATATACAAACGGGACTAATTGTTCTCTATGTATAAGTTCAGTTCTAACTCAAGAATACGTAGACTAAGGCTCCAGTAGGAGCCTTGGTTTACATCATATCCCTTAACGCTCTAGCGTACTTCAGCACCTTTCCAGCAGCTTCTAGGTCAGTCAAAGCCCCAATCTCTAGCAAAGCAATTCCTGTAAGTAGCTGTTGCGCTGTTACCATTTGTCCTGTTGGAAGTTCCAGTCGATCATAGTGCATTTTGAAATGCTCCCATTGTTCAGATGGGCTTAGCTCCCTTCCCTTTGTCATTCTCATCAGCCGTTTACACTCAGGAGGAATGGTTTTCCCCTTATCCCATTCCTTGACTGTCCTCACAGTTTTTAAACAAAGTTCAGCAGCTTGTTCGACGGATAAACCACATTCAAATTCACGAAAAATATAGTTTTTAGTCATTTCGTGATACTTCATTGAATAGTCCCTCAAAAGAGAGACATTTTATAGGACTAGCATATGCAATCGCATTCAACATAAGCAGATATAATGCGCACTGTGATAGTGGTTCCTGTGGACTTGCAATCACTAAAGCCAATCCGGCACATGAAATGCTTGATAATCCAAGTCCGTTATACTTTTTTTCTATTCCTTCCCATACTGCTTTTATCTGCGGATTATTATTGCGAGATGATTGGTTTATGGCTCACCTGTAGCCTGCATTCCCAACCAATTACACGAGAGCCACTTCATTTTCATCTAGTTCATCGAGTCTGAAAGCTTTGCGCTCTTGCTGTCCGGTGCTTCTAATCAACATTGCAATCACGAACCTGTGGCTATATGAAGCCGAATATACTTTTCTGGATATTTATAACGATAGCGTTTTCCTTTCCTTAAGTTGGATTTCACATACCGACAAACTTTTTTGTCACCACTACTGGTTACTCTTTTTATTACCGCTTTTTTACCTTTGTGTTCCATCTCTATCATGACATCACAATAACCTTGGTAGTCATCAAATTTGTTGTCTGCTTTCCTTTGAATCTTAGTTTTAATCTTTTTAGCCAATGGATTCGTTTCCGAGTCGTCAGACAAAGCTGGAGTGCTTACGAAGAGTAAGAACATTAAAGTTACAACGTATCGCATAATTTAAGCCCGTTTATCTTATTGATTAATCAATGATAAATAATTTTTCTATAGATACGAAAATGGGACGCTATATTGCGTCCCATTTAACACGATTAAGTAACTGATATGTAATTAAGCTCGCTTCTTGCCTTTGCTCGCTTTGAAACCTTGATGCGGAAAAACGTTGCGAATCCGCTGTTGGATTTTTTTGGGAACGTCCTTGGAGAAGCTCAAGCGCATGCCGGTTCGTTGGCTATATACCTTCATTTCACCACTAAACGGATTATGTTCACTAATATCTTGTAAGTTATGTTTGAAAGAAGGTGGTAGATGCCCTTTTACGTTAC